CAAATGTCAATGAATGCTGAAGTTGAATTGGCAATAGATGATATAGTTTCGGAATCAGTTATAACTGAAGATTCTGAAATTATTAAAATTGCAATATCAGATGAGATATCTAAACCGGTAGCGGAAAAGATATCTAATGAATTTTCTGAAATATTACAGAAATTAGATTTTAATATGTCATCATATGATATATTTCGTAATTGGTATATTGATGGAAAACTTTATTATCATATAATAATAGATCCAAGTAAACGTAAAGAAGGTATACAAGAATTACGAAGAATTGACCCAAGAAAGATTAAAAAGGTTAAAGAAGTTAAACGTAATGCAGATGATATTATTGAATCGGTTAAGGAATATTATGTATATAGTGAGAATGGTATTGATAAGGATATAGATCTTAAAGGCATTCCAATAGAATTAGATTCTATAAGTTTTATATCGTCTGGTTTGAGAAATTCTACTAAGAATCATTCGGTTGGTCATTTACATAAAGCTATAAAACCTTTAAATCAATTAGTTATGCTTGAGAATTCTGCTGTTATATATAGATATACACGCGCACCAGAAAGACGAGTATTTTATATAGATGTTGGTAATTTACCTAAGATGAAAGCGGAACAATATCTTAGTGATGTTATGAATAAATATAAGAATAAAGTAGTATATGATGGTGTTACTGGTGAAGTTAAAGACGGTAAAAATCATATGTCTATGCTTGAAGATTATTGGTTCCCTCGTAGGGAAGGTAATTCTGCACAGATTGATACATTGCCGGGTGGTACTAATTTAGGTGAAATTGATGATATAATATATTTTCAAAAGAAGTTATATAAATCATTAAATGTACCGGTATCACGGTTAGAATCTGAAAATTCTATGGCATTAGGTAGAGCGACGGAAATAAATAGAGATGAAATGAAATTTGATAGATTTATTAGAAGATTGAGAAATCGGTTTGATAATTTATTTTATGATTTATTAAAGACTCAGTTGATATTAAAAAATATAATATCACAAGAAGAATGGGAAGATATTAAATATGAATTAAATGTTATATATAATGAAAATTCATATTATAATGAAATCCAAGATTCTGAGGTATTGCGAGATCGTATATCCATGATAACAGATATGGATAACATAGGGTTAATTGGAAAATATTGGTCACATGAATGGATTCGTAAAAATATATTAAAGATGAATGACGAAGAAATAAGTCAGATAGATGATGAGATTAAAAAGGAATTGAAGGTTGCACAATACAATGAACCTGAAGAACCAGATGATAAACGATTTTAAAGGATATTAATATGAAAAGTTTTATAGAATATACATTACTAGAGGGTATAACTAGAAAAAAAGTTATCCGGAATGGTGAACGAAAGATAAAAAAAATATCAAACAAAGACGGGTTTAAAGTAATAGATGGTAAAGAAACTAAAATAAGTACCAAAGAACGTCTTATGTTGAAATTAAGAAATAAAAAATCTGCTAAGAAACGTAAAGGTAAATCCGCAACTTCTAATAGAAAACGAGCAGTTTCTATGAATAAAAGAAGAGGTATGTGATATGAAACTTATTACTGAGATATATGAAGATGTTAATTATATCATTGAGGATAAATCTAAAAATATGTATATTGAAGGTATTTTTTTACAGTCAGATATAAAGAATCGTAATGGTAGGTTATATCCAACCGCCGTATTACAAAAAGAAGTTAAAAGATATTCGGACGAATATATTGATAAAGGTAGGGCATTTGGAGAACTCGGACATCCAAGTGGACCATCTATTAATTTAGAACGGGTATCTCATTTAATTAAAGAATTGTATCAAGATGGTAATAATTTTATCGGTAAGGCTAAAATTATGACAGAAACGCCATATGGGTCTATTGTTAAAAATCTTATACATGAAGGTGCGAAGTTGGGAGTATCTTCTAGGGGTATGGGTTCTATAAAAGAAAAGAAAGGACTCAATACTGTTCAAGATGATTTTCATTTAGCAACAGCGGCAGATATAGTTGCTGATCCATCAGCACCAGATGCATTTGTAAATGGTATTATGGAAGGTAGAGAATGGGTATGGTCTAATGGAATTATTAGTGAATGTAATATTGATAATTACCATAACTTAATAAAAAAAGAAAGTATGTCAAATATTGAAAAAACTAAAATAAAAATATTTGAAGATTTTTTAAATAAATTGTAAGATATTATAAATATTATATGTAAAAAAAACTAAAATTGGGAGAAACTGATGGACAATGAAAAACGTAAAGATGACGAGACAATCCTAGAGGATAAAATATCCACTTCTCTAGCAAGTCTTGATATTCTTAATAACACTAAATTATTAAAGGTTGCTTTAAAATCTAAATCGTCTAAAGATTTAGAAACTAGTATGACCAAAATGAAGACACAATTCGAAGAATATAAAAATATTCATTGGGATAATATTGATTGGGATACTATTTTTAAAGATTTGCGAGAAGAAGTTGTTGATGACGAACCTGTCATCGATGAGTCAGAAGATGAATTAATTACACCTAAAGAGTGTAATATTGAAGATACTGATGAAGTATCTGAAAATGCAAATGTAGTTGGTGGTGGTATGAGTCCAACAGCAAGTAATACTGTAGAAGATACAGAAGAAGAAGTAGTGGAAGATACAGAAGAAGTAGTAGAAGATACAGAAGAAGTAGTAGAAGATATTTCTGTTAAACTGACAGCTGAAGATATAGACACTTCTGAAGATACTGATGCTCTTTTATCTGGACATGACTTTTCTGATGAATACAAAGAGAAGGTAAAAGGTATATATGAAACTGCTGTTTTAACAAAAATTAATGAACATATTGAACTTATTGAATCAAAATATAAAGAAAAATATGATTCTGAATTATCAACTGTTACTGAAAATATGCATATCGAATTAATAGAAGATATGAATAAGTATTTAACATATGCAGTAGAAGAATGGGTTACTGAAAATAAAATAGCAATAGAAAGTGGAATTAAATCATCTATTCTAGAAAATTTTATATCAGGACTTAAAGATGTGTTTGAAACAAACTACATTGATATTCCTACAGAAAAATTAGATATATATGAAGAATCTAAAGAAAATGAAAAACGTTTAGAATCTGAATTAAATATTCAAATTGAGAAAAATATTAAATTAACAGAACAAATAATGGTATCTCAACGTGATGCTATTATAAATAAATTAACTGAAGGGTTGACATTAACTCAAACTGAAAAGGTTAAGAAATTAAGTGAGAATTTAGAATTTTCATCAGTAGAAAAATTCAATGATAAAATAAATATTATTATTGAAAGTTATTTTTCTAAAGAAGATACTCTTACTGAAAGTAATATATTGGAAGAAACTGCATTAGACACTGCTATTGAAGATTCTCCTATTGTGAAAGAACTTAATGAATCACAAGAAAATAGCGTGATGACGCATTATACAAGCACATTGTCAAGATGTAAATAGTAATAATTATAAATATATAAAGTATTACAATAATTTAATAAAATAAAAAATAAAAAGGAGAATAGGATGTACACTAAAATGCATTTATCTGAAGAATTACAAAACAAATGGAAACCTGTTTTAGATCATGAAAACATTTCACCAATTTCTGACCCATACAAAAAAGCTGTATGTGCGATTTTATTGGAAAACCAAGAAAAAGCTGTTAAAGAAGAACAATTATTAATGTCGGAAGGTACTAACGTAGTTGGCGGTGGTATGAGTCCAACAGTTCCTGGTGAAGGTGAGTTCAAAGGTATGGATCCAGTACTTATCGCACTAGTTAGACGTACTATGCCTAATTTAATGGCATATGATGTCTTAGGTGTTCAACCAATGTCTGGTCCAACTGGATTAATCTTTGCAATGCGTTCACGTTATGTTAATCGTACTGATAGTACAAGACCTGAAACTTTCTTTGACGAAGTAGATAGCTCATTTTCTGGTAGAAATGAAGCTGCAGTTGCACATGCTTCTACTGATCCTTTCGCTGGTAATGTGAAGTATACTATAGTTGCTGCTGATATTGCAAGTGGTGGTGCTTATGAAGGTTCGGGTTACGTAGTAGATCAAGTCATCTTAGATGATGTAGTACACTCACATACAACTGGTAAAGGTGGAGTTGTATCGGATCTTGAAACACTTGGTGAACGTAATTCAGAAGGTCAGTTTGCTGGTGCATCTTCAAATAAGATGGGTACTGGTGGTGATTTCAACGAGATGGCATTCTCAATTGAACGTGTTACTGTTACCGCAGAAAGTCGTGCATTGAAAGCCGAGTATACTACTGAATTGGCACAAGATTTAAAAGCTGTTCATGGTTTAGACGC